GACGAGTTGGCCCGCCGCATCGAGGTGCTGGAGCGCCGCATGCACGAGCTGGGCGAGTGGTTGGGGGGTGCGGAATGAGCGCGGTCATGGAGGACGACATGCAGAGCGTCGACTGGGACACCTACTACGCCGCGCACCGCTTCGGGCTGGTCGCCGCGCATGGCGGGCGCAAGACCACGCCGGTTCGCGAGACGCTGGCGGACGGCGCCTGCCCGCTCCGGGGCCAGCACATCGGCGAGATCACGGAATTTGTCGCGGTCGGCGGCGAGGTGCTGAGCCGGAAGGTGGTCGCCTGCGACGCGACCGAGACGTGGCTGCGGCGCGATCTGGCCGCCGACGCACGGGCCGCACTGGCGGACGAGGCGGCGGCCGGTGTCCGTGCAATCGCCAAGGTGCTGGCGTGGTCCTCCCGCACGGATGGCGAGAACGCCGCCAAGCGCGGCATGACCGTCGAAGACTATCGCAAGCTGCGCAATGCGCAGGGCCACCGCTCCGAGATGCGCTCGGGGCGGAATAGCAGGGGCATGTAATCATGACCGCAGCAGTCGCAAACCTTCCCGCCGTTGCCGTCCCGGCCCGGCTGCCGATGCCCGCGGGGGCAGCCCCGCGCGGCATCACGCCGGCCCAGTGGCGCGTTCTGGTCGACGTCATTTTTCCGTCAGCCAAGAACCCGGAGTCGATCCTGCTGGCGGTCGACTACTGTCGCAGCCGCGGCCTCGACGTCATGAAGCGCATGATCCACATCGTGCCCGTCTGGAACTCGGCGCTGAAGCGCGAAGTGGAAACGATTTGGCCCGGCATCAACGAGATCCAGACCACCGCGGCGCGCACCAATGCCTGGGCCGGCATGGACTCGGCCAAGCTCGGCCCGATGATCCGGCGCGTCTTCAAGGGGAGCCGCAAGATCGATGGCAATTGGAAGCCGGTCGCCGTCGAGGTCCATTTCCCCGAGTGGGCTGAGGTCACCGTCTACCGGCTAGTCAACGGCCATCGCTGCGCTTTCACCGAGCGAGTCTACTGGCTGGAGGCATACAGCACCAGCGGCGGGCGCGACAGCGAACTGCCAACCGACATGTGGGTCAAGCGGCCTATCGGCCAGCTCCAGAAGGTCACCAAGGCCGCGGCGTTGAGGGCGGCTTTCCCGGAAGAGGGCGAACTGACCGCAGAGGAGATGGAGGGCAAGGTGATCGATGCCGGCGGTGTCGTCATCGAGCACGATCCGGAACTGCCTCCTCCTCCACCGCCCCCGCCCGCCACGTTCGCGGTCACCGTGCCCTATGGCGGCGATCCGGTGATGTTCCCGCGGAACCGGGGCGGGGCCAAAGAGGCGCTCGGCGAAATCAGCAAGATGTACAACGACAAGTACTTCGACGTCGTCAGGCTGAACAACGGCATCCTCGACCAGATCGCGACCAAGTTTCCGGATTTGGCCGAGGAGATCTCCGAACTGCGCGCCGAAGCCGCGATGGCGCTGGCGCCGCCCGACGAGCCCTCCGACGGCTTCGCGGCTGAGTTTGTCAACCACGTGGACGAAGACGACGTTCCCGATGACCGTCCGTCGGAGGAGGGCTGATCATGGCGGACACCACACCCTGCGCCGTCCATACCCTGGTCGAAGACATCATCCACGGTCGGCTTGGAGTCAGTGCGGCGAAAGCGACGCTGGCTGAACTGGACAAAGACGCGCCCGATGTTGCTCGCGACCTCCGCGCCGACGGACAGGCTATCGCGACCGCTCACAAGTTCGACTTTTCGACGTGGCAGGGCGAAAGCATGGCATTGTCGGAGGTCCTGCTGGAAACCGGCTTCGACATGATCGATGCCGGCGTGGTGGCGTTGCCGTATCCCGAGGTCGTGTTCTGCCAGCGCTACCCGATTGACGGCGGCGGACACAACGACATCGTCGTTCTGCTCCGCAGCGTACCGGACGGAGACGTCACCGGCATCGAGTATCGGGCGTTCCATAAGTGTACCAATGTTCCCGAATGGGCTCACCACGGGTTTACGACCACCTTTCGCCGGAACGGTGGGGCGCACCACTGGATCAACGACCCGAGCGGCGTCTTCGATCATGAGGATCAAGAATACTGGCTTGGCTGCACCATGCAGTTTGTGGTGTCCGCTCTGGCCGCACTGTCCAGCAAAGGGCCTGAGATCCACACCCGCCCAGCGCCCAAAGACCTGAATAAGCGGCGCGCCAGGAAGGGCAAGGTCCCGATCTTCGAATATCGCATCGTCGAAATCCCAGCCTGGGCCAAGGCGAAGGCTGAAGGCTTGGGCGGTACCCACGCCTCGCCCCGGCTGCACTGGCGGCGCGGCCATGTTCGCCACTTCCGCACCGGCTGTACCACGCTGATCCGCCCGTGTCTGGTCGGCGCGGCCGAGAACGGCTTCATCCATAAAGACTACGCGGTCGCTCCAGTGCCGGCCGACTGATCCCGCCCTGCGGTGGCGCTGGTTCCGGCCGGCGTCGCCGCTCCTTTCCCGCAGCCGGACCTCGCCAATGACTGACGCAGCCGAGACCCTCGACGACCTGATGCCGCCGGCCGAACGCACCCGCTGGGGTCCGTTCTCGCCGGCCGTCAGCCATGGCGAAATGCTGCTGCGGCTGATCGCTTTGCAGGTGTTCGTGCAGTGCTTTGTCAAGCCGGAGCACCCGCTGCACGACGCGCTCTGGCGGGCCGAGAGCGGCTCGCCGGAGGACCTCGATGCGGCCCGGCTGGAGTTCGACAGGCTGCCGGCGCTGAAGCAGCGCGACATCCTCGGCAGCTACGCCCGGCATTGGCGGCGCAGGACGCGGCGGAAGAGCGGCAAGGCCGCGGCGGAGGAATGGCGATGATGCGGGCGCTTGAGCCTGAGTGCGCCTGCGCGATCTGCGTGGCGCTGCGCACGATCTGGCCGGACACCGTCGCCGCGGTCGCCGAGCACTTCGACCTCGACGCCGCCGCGGCCGAGCAGCACGTGCTGACCTACGCGCCAACCATCCCGAGGATGACGCAGTGAGTGGCGCGTTTATCAACATGGCCGAGGCGGATCCGGAAAAGCGGCGGTGCGAAATCCCGCGCGAGTTCGGCGAGTACGGCGAAGAGGTGCTCGACAGCGAAGAGCTGACCGACCTTGCGTACCGCGCCTTCCTGACCCTGATGGCGAAGCGCTACCAGAGCAACCCGTGGGGCTGCCATGAGGGTTTTAATCAGGACATCGTCGATCTGCTTCAATACGGCCTGTATCTGCCGTGCGTCAAGCGGGTGACCTATGCCCAGCAGGTCGATCAGCGCAACGACGGTCTGCCGAACCACGCCGCGATATTCGACGTGTACCGCAACGAGTCGGTGTCCGTCCATCAGGTCCGCCGGATAGACCGCTTTCCGCTCGGCGTCGCGGCGCCGGCCGCCGGGGCGAAATTCAAATACGTCTGCTGGGATCGGTCGCCCGCCTCGAACCGGCACGAGAAACGGTTCTTCGATAACGAGGGCGACGTGCTGGTGGCTTATGACAGCTACCTGACGGTGACGCCCGACGACCGCGTCGTCCATGGGCTGGCCACCCGCATCAAGTGGCAGCGCAAGGCGATGTGGAACGCCGTCTCGGTGGTGTGGCCGGCGATGGTCTTCAACGCCTGGGCGGATCGGCGCTGTCTGTGGCAGGTCCGGACCAAGGACCACGTGATCGATCACCTGGAAACGCCGCTGACCCTCGGGGTCGCCGAGGAGCACGTCAAGAGCCTGTTCTACGCTCGCAACCTGCCGGTCACCGAGACGGGCCGGAAGCGCCCGATCCTGCACTGGGTCAAGGCGCATGCCCGGCGGATCGCCGAGGGCACCGACATCGATGTGCGCAAACACCTGCGCGGCATCACCGAGTTCGAAATGGACGGGCTGCGGTTCCAGATCATCTCGCCCGACAAGGCGGCGGAGAAGGCGGAGGTGGCGTGATGGCGATTGCCGATGTGGATTTGGCGCGCCGTGACGAGCACGGCCGGGAAATGATCCTGGGCGGCAAGCAGCATGTCGACTGCTTCCTGTGCGGCGGCGAGATCCGCCGGGTGATGGTCTACTGGAGCGGACTTGCCGGAGAGGGGGAAAACAACCTCGTCCACTTGCACCCCGCCTGTGCCCAGCGTCTGGCGCGACATCTCATCACGGACAGCATGCACGCCGAACGGATCGTGCAGAACAAGCCCGTCGATGGCGGGATTGGCATTCCTCATATCGTTTTGTCTGCCCGTGACAGGCTTGCCACTGCTCCATCGGCAGATCCTCCCAACTTCAGTGCGGTAAAGGGGAGAAAGCCATGACGACACCGATTTTCCCGATAGGGGATGTCTACGTTTACAGATTGTGTGCCATCGATGACTGGGCCGGCTGGCAACGGCTCGATCATTTCGTTCAGCGCTGCCAGATCCCGCGAGACCCGAAAGAGGATTATTTCGCCGACGCGGTCGACCCGGACCTCGCCATCAAAACTCTGGTTTTCGTGATGGAGGCAGCGGGCGCAGCGGCCCGTTTCGGCTGGGAGGGCGATATCCGGGGGCACACGGTCTATGTCTCGGCGCTGCTGCCGTCGCCGTTGTCGAGCGGGGGCAATCTGGTTGTCGGCTGGAAGCAGGATAACAACGGTTGCACCTTCATCGCCTCGCGCTGGCCAATCCGGCAGTACGAGTTGGAGGACCGCCATCTGCGCATTTATCCGGCGCCGCCGGACGTTCCGGCGCTGAAGGTGTCGCGGTGAGCATCGGCAATCAACAAACTTCCGGGGAGGATCAACGATGACAGGACTTGCGCACCCGCCCAATCGGTGGGAGCCTGACACAGCAACGCCGCCGGTGCTCGACACACTGGCGGCGGCTGGCTACCGAGTAGTTCGGTGGCTGGTCAAAGCGGGTGAGCGCTCTGATACCTGGCTAGGTTTTCAGAATTGCCGCTCTGCGCAGAAAATTCAAGCCTCGCCATTGGTCGGCGATGCGATTTTTCGGCGTATGTGGCCGGCGCTCGTCCGCTCTCTGGAATGGAGAGCGTAGATGTTTCTCGAAATGCCGGAAAAGTTCTGGGCGCTATGCGAAAGCCCGATTGAGCGGATGCTGGTCGGCGGTCTGGTCGCCTGCCATGACATGGGTCGGGTCCGACTCCGGTTCCTGACAGATGATCACGTCGCTACCGACTTGAAGGCGATCCTTGACGGCAGCGAAGAGCGGGCCGGTTATCGCGGCGCCTTCCTGCATATCTTCCCGCAGGCAAAGCTGGGTCGCTACCGCGTCGACTTCCTGGTGGTCGCGTCCGGCAATCTGGCGCGCATGGACGAGCCGGTATCCATCGGCCACCGGGTGTTCATCGTTGAATGCGATGGCCGGGAATTTCATCAGGACAAGTGGGCCGACGAGAGACGCGACGCGCATTTCTGGGGGCAGGCCGGTTTCCCGACCATCCGGTTTCCCGGTCGCGACATTTTCATTGGGCCGTCGCGTTGTGCGCGGGCCGTGATCGATTTCGCCTACCATCAGCTTTGGCAGTCGGAGAAGGATCTGTGGTGGCACGGCGGCATCTGGGGCGAAGCGGCTGCCCCGGAGGCTGAAGGGCTGGTTCCGTTCTCGCAGTGCCTGATGGCGGCGATAGACATTGCCGAGTGGAATTATTTCGCTCAGGCGGTGGAGTCATGAGTCCCCAGCCATGGATGAAATTCTATCCGGCCGACTGGCGCAGCGATCCGATGCTGAGGCTGTGCAGCATTGGGGCCCGCGGCCTTTGGATGGAACTGATCTGCCTCATGCACGAGGCCGATCCTTACGGGCATCTCCTCATCAACAGGAAGCCTCCGAGCGACACGCAAATGGGTGCACTCACGGGCGTCGATCCCAGTACCGTTCGGACTTTACTATCCGAGCTGGAAGAGGCCGGCGTCTTCAGTCGCAACCGAGCAGGCGTGATCTACTCGCGGCGCATGGTGGCTGATGAGAAGAAAGCGGCTGTCGCCCGCGCCAATGGCAAAGCCGGCGGAAATCCAAACCTTTGTAAAACAAAGCCAAATCCGCCGTCGGATAACCCCCCGGATAAGGGGGGCCTTAACGGTGGGGATAACACCCAGAAGTCAGACTCCAGATACAAGAATGAAATAGAGGATGAGGACGCGCGCGCGCGCATGGCCGAGGTTGCAAAGCGGGTAGCGGCCATGGCGCACTTCGTCGGTGACGTCAACGCACGAACCGACACGGCCATCGTGGCCGACTGGCTGAAGGAGGGGGCCGACCCTGACGTCGACATCTACCCGGCTGTGGCGGACGTGATGGGGCGGACGAAGCATGCCCGGATTCACACGTTCGGCTATTTCACAAACGAGATTGAATCGCATCGCCGGGCGCGGTTGGAGCCCAAACAGGAGACGTCCAATGTCAAGCACATCGGAAAAGGGCACAAACCTGACCGTGCTCAGCGGAACGCAGCGCTCCTTGGGCCACTTGCCCGCTCGTATGATCGCCGAGTGGACAGCCGATCAGCCGGTGCCGGCGGAATCGGCGCGGCAGTTGCCGGCGGCCATCGCTGAAGCCCGCGAATTGCTGGTGCCGATAGCGGTGGACGAGCTGATGGTCCTGCTGGCGAAGACGGCGAAGGTCTGGCCGTTGCCGGCGGACTGGGACGACACGGCGGATTTCTACGTCGAAGCGCTGGAGGACCTGCCTGCGGATTTGGTGCATGCCGCTCTGAAGCACTGTCGGCTGACGCTGAAGTGGTTTCCGAAACCCGCCGAGATGCGAGAACCGATAGCGCGGGAGCTGGAGCGACGGAACACCGTGCTGCGGCGGTTGCTGGCGATGAAGCAGCGGGTCGAGCTGGGCGACGTCGAGGCGCCGGCATTGAGGGTGGTGCCGACAGCGGAGCAGAAGGCCGAAGGCGAAGCCATCGCGGCTGAAACCCGCAAGGTTCTGGACAGCGTATCGCTGAAGCGGATTCCTGGTCGCGAGGAGGATCGGAAGCAGGAGCGACCGCTGAGCCTTGCCCAAATGTACAAGGCCACCGGGCTGAAGAATGGCGCATGGCTGAAGGACGAGGAGGTGCCGTCATGACCGCGCTGTGCTGGTGGGTGTTCTGGTGGTCGTTCCTGTCGGGCTTGTACGAGCGGCCGCCATCGGCGCAGGTCTTCGTCCTCGACGACTATCGGCCGGTGCCGCCAACGGATCGGAGGGCGGCATGATCACCCGCCCGGGCATGAGCTGCGACGACTGCGGGCTCACCGACACCGGCATGCACGCTGGCAGCGCCAACGACGACGCGGTGGACCCATACAGCGCGGCGGAGCTGATGGGCACGAGCCTGTGGCTGGACTACATCGAGCGCTGGAACCCGCTGCGCTGGGTGCCGGCGCCGAAGGCCGGCAAGCGGAAGCGGAGGTCGGCATGATCCGGCTCGACGAGCAGATCGCCTGCATCAAGCGCGAGCTGACGGCCCGGCGCCGGGTCTATCAGCGCATGGTCGCCGGCGAGCGCATGACGGCCGAGCGGGCCACCCGCGAGATCGCGACGATGGAGGCGGTGCTGGCGACGCTGGAAACCCTGGAAGCCAAGGAGCGGCTGTTTTGAGCATCGCAACGACGCACCGGCATGCGGCGCTCGCCGTCATGCTGAAAGCCTACCGGGTCCACGGATCCAACAGCTTCCTGGTCAATCGCACGGGCAGCAACTGGCAGCCGCTGCACCATGCCGAGATGCAGGGCTGGTGCCGGTTCTGGGGCGAGCGCTGCCGGCTGACGGAGGCGGGCATCGATCAGCTCGCGGACTATCGGGTGCCGGCATGACCGAGCGGACGGTGACGGCCGAGAGCGTGCGTCTTAGCCGGGCGCAGCAGGATGCGGCCACGCTGGCAGCCGAGGTGCAGGAGCAGGCGCGGATGGCGCGGATCGAGGCGGCCGAGATGCGCGTTCATCGCGCCGTGCAGGCGCTCGGCGTCGTCATGGCGGCGCTCTGGCTGATCGGGCTGGCGGTGCTGCTGATCATGGAGGTGAGATTTTGAAACGACCCGAGGAAGCATTGCAGCGCGCCGTGGTCGAGCTGCTGGCGATCTACGAGGCTAAGCACCTGCTGGCGTATTGCCACGTGCCATCGGGCGGGTACAGGACGCCGGCCGAAGCGGGTGTGCTCAAGGCCATGGGCGTCAAGCGCGGCATCCCCGACCTGCTGGTCTGGACCCCGAACGCGCACAGTTTCGGAATTGAACTCAAAGCCGGCCGCGGCAAGCCATCCGACGCGCAGATCCTGTTCCGTAGCACGCTGGAGTCCCTCGGCCACCGGGTCTACGTTTGCTGGAGCATCGACGAGGTGGAAGCGGCGCTGCGGCTGGAGAGGGTGCCAGCGGTCGGTCAACTCGCCGGAAGCCATCAGGCGGGCTCTCAGCGCGTCCTGGAGACCATGCCATGAAGCCGCAGCCGCCGCCGCCCCGCCACATCGTGGTCGAAATTGCGATGATGAAGGAGATTGAGGTGTACCTCGGCGACCGGCCGCAACGCGACAAGCGCGCGGCCGACCTGCACGCGCGCATCGTCACCCTGCTCGATGCGCAGGGCCTGCTGCGGGGCGACGCCGGGTGAGCAAGGACGAAGACCTCGCCGCAACCCTGGCGCTGCGCCGCTCGCTCGTCAGCGACGACCGCCAGCGGCACAACCGCGTCCTGGTCGAGAAGCTCAGCGACGGCTTCGGGAGCAGGGCACGTTTGCAAAGTGCGCTGGAACGCTACGAGCGGCGCGGTCAACTTTCGCCAAGGCAGGCCAGGGCTGGAGAGCGCATTTATCAAGCCTATGCGCTCGGCATCGTGGGTGCCAGGAACGGCGAGGCGAGCGGCAACGGCAGCGACCCGGGCGGCTACAGCGACGCGCAGCTCGCCATGGCCGAGGAGTACAGGCTGATCCGCGACGCGGTCGGCGGACGGCTGTGGCCGATCGTGTTTGCCGTGACAATTGAAGATTTCAGTGTTGCGCGGTGGTGCAACGACCGCGGGCATGGAATGCATCCGGCGGGCGGCATGGAACTCTTGCGTTATGCTTTAAATCTTGCCGCCGATGCTATCGGGGACGCGTAAAATGATCGGGCCGGCGGGTGCTCGAAACACCCGGACGGCCCTAACCACAACCGGCTGTTTGGGAGCGCGGCAATGGGTGAACTGATTATATCTCGCGAGGAAGCGAAGGCGCGGGGGCTTACGCGGTATTTTACGGGGAAGCAGTGTCGTCATCGACATGTTGCGGAGAGGTTCACGTCGAATGGCGCTTGCTTGATCTGTCTTCATGTGAGGAATGATGCAGACAGGGAGCGGAATAACAAGCGCAAGGCTGCGAACATTGCGCGGAAGCGCGCTGCCGACCCTGAGAAGGCGCGAGAGGCCGAACGGGCTTACTGCCGAGCAAATCCTGAGAAGAGAGCTGCGCTTAAAGCTAAGTATTACTGGCAGAACCCTGAAGCTATGCGGGCGCAGTCACGTGCAAAATATCACGCGAACCCGGAGTATAGCAGGGCTTACGCGAAAGCTTGGCGCGCGGCGAACCCTGAACACGCGAAGCATCTCCACCGCCAGCACAAAGCCCGGCGGCGCGGTGCTCCGGGGCGGCACACCAAGAAAGACGTGGCAGAAATCTACGCCTTGCAAAAGGGCAAGTGCGCCTGTTGTCGGGTGAAGCTTGGGGATACCTTCGACGTTGATCACATACAGCCCATAGCGAAAGGCGGAAGCAACGCCCGATCGAACCTCCAGATCCTCTGCCGGCCATGCAACCAACGTAAATCCGCCAAAGACCCGCTCGACTTCTCCCGCGAGCTTGGCTTGCTGCTATGACCGAGCGCGATCCGAAATGGCTTCTGTGGTTTGACCGGAACCCGTGGGCCGTTCCGCTCATGTACGCCGTGTCGATCCTCTGCTGGACCTTCATCGTGGTTGCGGTATTGCTCCACATGATGAACCGCTGTGGCTCCATCGCGCCTTAACGTTGCATAAAACTTGACGTGCGGGCCGCTGATGTGCGAAGAGGGATTATGCGTCGCGTAGTGACGATGCAGCAAGCAACCGGCCGGGGAAACCCGCGCCGGTTTTCGCATATCTGGAGCCCATGTTCGATCAGATCGCCAAAGCCACCGCAGACTGGACCGGCCGACCGGCGGCGTTCTGCTGTGCTCTGGCGGTCATTGTCGTGTGGGCGCTGACCGGGCCGGTGTTCGGCTACTCCGACACCTGGCAATTGATCATCAACACCGGCACAACCATCGTCACCTTCCTGATGGTGTTCCTGATCCAGGCGACACAAAACCGGGACACCATTGCGCTCCACGTCAAGCTGGACGGCCTGATCGCCGGCTGCAGCACCACCAGCAACGCGCTGCTGGACCTGGAAGACCGGCCGCGCGCCGAGGTCGATGCCGCCAAACGCCGGATTGTCGACCGCGCGCCGTGACTGAATTTAATCAAAGCCGCTGGTCATGACGACAAATCGAGGCGGAGCACGGGCCGGAGCAGGCCGAAAGGCAGGCGCCCTGACGCAAAAAACCCGCAAAGTAGCCGATAAGCTCTCCGCCGGCGTTACCCCGCTGGAGGTCCTGATTGAGGACATGCGGCAGAAATACGAGGCCGGTGATCTGGCCGCCGCCGCCGACCGGGCGCGGGATTGCGCGCCGTACATGCACCCGAGGCTGAGCAGTTCAAATGTCGCCGTCCGCCGCGTTACCAGCATCGCAGAGATCAGCGATGCAGAACTTGCTGCGCTTACGGGCGGAGCAGGAACTGAAGACACGGCGAGCTGCACGGGAACGACTCATTGACTTCACGGCCTACACCAAACCCGACTATGCCACGGCGCCGCACCATCGCCAGATCGCGGCAGCCCTGGAACGGGTCGAGCGGGGCGAGATTGACCGGCTCATGCTCATGCTGCCGCCGAGGCATGGTAAGTCTGAGCTGGCGTCACGTCGCTTCCCTGCCTTCGCGCTCGGCCGCAACCCCAAGCGCCAGTTCATCAGCGTGAGCGCCACGAGCGACCTTGCAACCGACTTCGGGCGCGAAGTCCGCAACATCATGAGCGGCCAGGAGTACGGTGCGCTGTTCCCGAACGTCGAGATGGCGGCCGACAGTCAGGCCAAGGGCAAGTGGCACACGCAGGCGGGCGGCATCTATTACGCGGTCGGTATCGGCGGCGCTGTGCTCGGCAAGGGCGCTGACATCCTGCTGATCGATGATCCGTTCGCCTCGATGGAAGATGCGCTGAGCGAGACGACCCGAGAGGCTGTCTGGAACTGGTACACCGGCAGCGCATACAACCGATTGATGCCCGGCGGCGCCATTGTCGTGATCGGTCACAGAATGGCCGAAGACGACCTTCAAGGGCGTCTCCTGTCGCAGCAGATCGCGGGCGGTGACAAGTGGGAAGTGGTCGAGCTGCCGGCCATCAGCGACGATGGCGAGGCTCTGTGGCCGGCGGCGTACCCCATCGAGGCGCTGGAGCGGATCAGGCGCAACACGCTGCCGCGCTTCTGGAGCGCGCTCTATCAGCAGCACCCGACGCCGGATGAGGGCTCATATTTCCTCAAGACCTGGATGAGGTTTTATAACGATCCGCCCGCCCGCAGCACGCTGCACATCTACGGCGCGTCGGATTATGCCGTGACGGCGGACGGCGGCGACTGGACGGTGCACGTAGTCGCGGGCGTCGATCCGGATGACAATTTGTACGTCTTGGACATGTGGCGACAGCGCACCGCGTCGGATCGGTGGGTGGAAGCACTGCTCGACCTGGCCGACCAATGGCGGCCGATGGACTGGGCGGAGGAGCAGGGGCAGATCCTGAAGTCGATTGGCCCGTTTCTGGAGCAGCGCGCCAACGAGCGCCGGGTGTACTTCAGCCGGCAGCAGTTCGTCAGCGTGCGCGACAAGGCAACGCGCGCGCAGAGCATTCGGGCGCGCATGGCGATGGGCAAGGTCTACTTCCCGCGCAACGCGCCGTGGACCGGCGATTTGGTCAGCGAGCTGCTGTCATTCCCCGCCGGCAAGCATGATGACGCTGTCGATAGCCTGGCGTTACTCGGCCGGCTGCTCGACGACATGGTCGCGGGCGCGCGGCCCGCTAAGCCCAAGGCGCCGGTCGACCGCTGGGCGCGCACCTTCGGCAACACAGACGACCACGACTCCTGGAAGGTAGCCTAAATGTCAGCAACCGTTCTTGTTAGCGGCACCTTCACGGCGACCGGCCAAAGCAGCTCGTTCCGCCCCATCGGCAAGTTCAACGTCAGCCTGCGCGGGACATTCGTCGCGACCGTCGCCATTGAGCGCTCGTTCGACGGCACCAATTGGGCCGGCGTCTCGCGCGACAGCAGCGGCACGGCGGCGACGTTCACCGCACCCTGCGGCGTCATCGCCGAGGAGGTCGAGGGCGACACGCTGTACCGCCTGAACTGCACGGCGTACACCAGCGGCACCGTAACGTATAGAGTAAGCCAATAACGTGAGCGTCATCACGGCTCCCGTGCGGGGCTGCGTTCGGGGTGTGGCATCGGGTGTCGTGGTCAGTGCCGGCGGCACGCCGTTCACTCCGACGCTCGACTACAACTACGTCAGCACCATGGCCTTGGGCGGCCTGGAAACCTTCACGCGGGCGAGCACGGGCTGGTATTTCAATTCCGCCGGCACCCTGACCAGTGCCGCGACCGATGCCGCCCGGTTCGATTACGACCCGACGACGGCGCGCACCAATCTCATTCTCCGGTCAAGTAATCAGGATAATGCTGGGGTCTGGACCGCCGGCCAAGTCAGCGTCACGGCCGATACCGTCACCGACCCGCTTGGCACGACGACCGCCGACACGCTGACCGAAAACTCGGGCTCGACTAGCCGGGGCACGCTGCAGGGCGTCGCCATTGACACCCATGTCACCCAGACATTCAGCGTCTATGCCAAGGCCGGAAGCCGGAGCTGGTTGCGGCTGATGCTCAACACTGGCGCAGACTCGATTATCGGCTGGTTCAATCTGGCAACCGGCGTGGTCGGATCGACGCAAGTGGAAGGCACCGGGGCCAGCCCTGTCGTTGCCATCACGGACGCCGGCAGCGGCTGGTATCGCTGCGCCCTGACCGGCATCCCGGCCAGCGCCGATAGCGGCACCATCCAGGCTTTTATCAGGATGGCGACGGCGGACAGCGAGTTCAGCTATCAGGGCAACGGCACCGGCACGCTGCACCTCTGGGGTGCTCAGCTTGAGACCGGCAGCAGCGCCACCGCCTACATCGCAACGGCCGGGAGCGCCGTCACCGTCTGCACCGCGCGCGGCCTGCTGCTTGAGGGCGCGAGGACCAATCTGTTCCTCAACTCCGCCGTTGGCGTGACGCAGAGCTGCACTGTCGCGGCGGCAGCCAACACGCTGAGTTTCTGGGGCACCGGCACGATCACGCTGACGGGCGTTTCGACCGCCGGGCCGCTGGTCGGCACCGCAGCCAACGCCCGCGTCAGCCTCAGCTTCACACCGACCGCTGGAAGCTTGACGTTGACGGTGTCGGGGAGCTGCACCAACGTCCAGTTGGAGCTGGGAGCCTATGCCACATCGCCGATCGTCACGGTCGGCTCGACGGTCACGCGGGCCGCCGATGTATGCACAATTGCCACCAGCGCCATCCCGTCGTTCAACGCCGCCCAAGGGGCCGTGCTCGCCGACCTCGTCACCCTCGACACCACGACGAGCCTGAATGCCGGCGGGTGGCTGCTGTCGGACGGCACGACCAACAACCGGGTTTCACTCCGCGCCAGGAACAGCGGCAACGCCCAGGCCCTGGTCGTGACCGGCGGCGTCACACAGATCAGTCTCCGGGAAGCCGGCACCCTAACGCCCAACGTGGCGACCCGCTGCGCCGTCGCCTGGGCCACCAACAGCGTGGCGTTCGCGCGCGACGGTGCAACGCCTCTGACGACCGGCACAACGACAGTCCCGACCGGCTTAACCGAGTTCCGGCTTGGCAACAGCAACCCGACCGGGACTGAACCGCTCAATGGCTGGCTGCGCCGCATCGCCTACGCCCCGACTCGCGCCGACAATACCGCTCTCCAGACGCTGACGACCTGACATGCCATACGACCCCATCGGCCACTCATCTGCCAGCGCGCGGGTCTGGAGAGCCACGACTCCGCCGGTCAGCGGTGTGACGGCACCGCCGCCCATCGTCGAGGACGACGCGGAGGATCTGGCGCGGTATGTGCAGCTCTTCGAGGAGGCAGAGGAAGCGACCAGCGACGAGCGGACGCTGAGCGAGCGTGACCGCGATTATTACGATAACAAACAATTGACATCCGCCGAGAAGACGGCGCTGGCCAAGCGCGGCCAGCCGGCCATCGTTATCAACCGGATCAAGCGCAAGATCGACTTCCTGCGCGGCGTCGAGCAGCAGCAGCGCACCGACCCCAAGGCGTTCCCGAGGAACCCGCAGGACGAGGACTCTGCGCACGCCGCGACCGATGCGCTGCGGTTTGTGGCCGACCAGTCGCGCTACGACACGGTGCGCTCGTCCGTCTGGGAAAACCTGCTAATCGAAGGGCTGGCGGGGGCGGAAGTGGTCGTCGAGATGAAGCGCGACCAGCCGGAAATCGTGATCCGGCAACTGCCGTGGGACCGGATTTTCCGCGATCCGCACGCCCGCGAGGCGAATTGTTCGGATGGCAACTATCTGGGCATGGTCCTGTGGATGGACTGGGACGACGCGCGCCGGAAATGGCCGGACGCCGCCGACGATCTCGACGCCATGGTCTACCACAGCACCAGCGGCACCTATGAGGACCGGCCGAACGACCGCATGTGGTGCGACGCCAAGCGCAAGCGGGTGCGGATCGTGCAGTTGTGGGAGAAGCAGGCCGAGGGCTGGCACTGGTGCACGTTTACCAGGGGCGTGAAGCTGGAGGGCGGGCCATCGCCGTATGTCGGCGAGGACGGGCAGCCGGAATGCCCGATTGTCCTGACCTCGGCCTACATCGACCGCGGCAATGCGCGCTATGGCGTGGTCCGCGAGATGATCGGGCCACAGGACGAGATCAACAAAAGGCGTTCAAAAGCGCTGCATTTACTGACGATGCGGCAGGTAATCGCCGACAAAGGCGCAGTAGATGACACGAGAAGCGCACGGGCTGAACTTGCGAAACCCGATGGTTACCTTGAAGTCGCGCCCAACAAGCGGTTTGAAATCCAGCAGACCAGCGATCTTGCGGCCGGACAGTTCCAGCTTCTTCAGCACGCGACGGCTGAAATCGACAATATGGGGCCTAATGCGTCCATGGAGGGTAAAAGCCCGGCTTCACAGTCTGGCCGGGCAATCCAGGCGCAGCAGCAGGGCGGCTATATTGAACTTGGCCCGATGCTGGACCGGCTGCGGCAGTTCAACATCGCCATATACCGCGCCGTCTGGAGCCGGATCCGGCAGTTCTGGACCGAAGAGCGCTGGATCAGGGTCACCGACGACGAGCGCAACATCCGCTTCGTCGGGCTGAACAAGCCGATCACCGCGGGCGAGCAGTTCGCCGAGCAGCTTCAGAGCCAAGGTCTGCCGCCGGAGCAGATCCAAATGGAACTGCAGGCGATGCAGGGCGACCCGCGCTTGCAACAGGTCGTCGGCGTCGAGAACAACGTCGCCGAGATGGACGTGGATATCATCGTCGATGACGCGCCCGACACGGTCACGATCCAGCACGAACAGTTCGAGATGATCGTCCAGTTGGTTCAGGCCGGCGTGCCGATCCCGCCCGACACGCTGGTCGAGATGAGCCAGCTCCGTAACAAGGACGCGATCCTCGAAAAGATGCGCGGTGGCGGGCAGGACCCGCAGGCCGCTCAGGCGCAGGCCGAGCAGCAGGCGAAAGCCCAGCAACTGCTCGACGCCGAACAGGTCGCGAAGGTGCGGTTGCTGGAGGCGCAGGCGGGCAAGGCCGAGGCCGAGGCGCAGGCGCGCATCATCGAGGTGCAGAAGCCCGAGCCGATGGCAGCGCCGCAGGGCGAACCGCCGCCCAGCTCGCTCGACGAACAGGAACAAATCGCTGCCATCGACGGAGCCCATGCCAAGGCTGAGCTAACCCGAGCGCAGACGCAAAAGACATTGGTTGAAGCGCACCTCGCAGCCAATCCGCCGCCGCCCGATCCCGAAACGGTCGGGTTGAAGCGCGCCCAGGCGCAAAAGACGATGGCCGAGGCGCACATGACCATCAATCCGCCGACCGCGCCGCCGGGCAAGGCGCTGGCCGACAGCGGACGCATGTAGCTGATGAAAAGGGCGAACAATGGTCGATAACCAGAAGAAGATCTCCGGCTATCGCGATCTGTCCGAAGACGAGATCTCGCTGATGAACCGGATCAAGGCGAAGGAAGCCGAGATGGTCGACCTGCTGGCGGAAGTCGAGGACGCGACGCGCGCGGCCGGCGACCACGAGGCTGGCCGCTGGGCATCGCTGGCGCGGACGCATCTGGAAACCGGCTTCATGTTCGCGGTCAAGGCGGTTGCCCGACCGGACGGCGGACTCGGCCGGAAGTAGCCCGCGCACTACACACCTCGGCTAAGCGAGCTTAGCCGATAAGAATTCGCCAAGGGGCGGTCCAGATCGGGCCGCCCTTCGTCGTTGGAGACTAAACGACCGATGACCAGTTCCGACCAGAGATGACGTTATGAACGGTTCTTGCAGGCAAGCCGAGATTTCGAGCGATGGCCCTTCCCGTCATGCCTTCCGACTTCATGGCGCGGATCTGGCGAACGGCCGCGTCAGTGAGCTTGGCTGCCCCGTTTTCATCCCCCGTCTTGACCAGTCCCGCCTTGACGGCGTGATCTGCATTTCCCTGTCTGGTGACAAGCGTGAAGTTCCCAAGGCGATTGTCCGATTTGATCCCGCTTTCATGGTTGATCATCAGACCTTCCGGAATTGGGCCGCAGAACGCTTCCCACATCAGTCGGTGGACGCGGCGGTGGCGCTTCCCTTCGGGAGAGAGCCTCACGCGCATGTACCCGTAGCGATCCGGGGACTGCTTCATGATCATTCCGGCCTTCCCCCGGTTTTTCTCTGTCACCCGCCTGACCCGCCCCTGATCGCTGACTTCATAAGCGTCGTTGCCGAGGACAGGCTTCCAAATCTCCATAGCCCACTCTCCTATTAGGACACGGGCGAACATGGTACAGCAATCCGCCCCAAACTCCAGGTTCCGCCTGGGGTATTGGAGGCTTACGCCCGCCGCCGGGGCTGGATATTCGGGCGTTCCAAAGGAGCCTGCCGCCGGGGCGATGACAACCATTTCGGGCGTTGAGACGAGGGTTTGGACATGGAATTAGCTGAGATCCTGAGTGGCACACCGGGCGAAACTCCGGCGCAGGCTCCCGAGCCGACGCCCGAGCCGACGCCGGTCCCTGCCGAAACGGGCGAACCGCCCGCACCTGAGCCGACCGACAGCCGCGCCCGCGACGAACACGGCCGCTTTGTCGGGAAGCCGCAGGGCGAGCAAGAGCCAGCGCCGCCGGCTGGACGACAGGATCACGGCCCAATTCCAATCCAGGCTCTTTTGGACGAGAGGGATAAGCGACAGCGCGCGGAACGGGAGCTGGAGGAGTGGCGCCGACGGGCAACACCGCCTCCCGCCCCACCACAGCGGCCCGATGTGTTCGCCGATCCGGATGGCGCATTCAGCCATATCGAGAAGCAGGTGTCCGAACAGGTCACCCGCGCCCGGCTCGACATGAGCGTCATGCTGGAGCAAGCGAACAAGCCGGATTACGCGGAGAAGGAAGCGGCGTTCATCGAGCAGGTCAAGACCAACCCGGTTTTGTACCAGCAGATGCTCGCCGATCCCCACCCGGCCGGCTTCGCGTACCGCGTCGGCAGCCAAGTCCTCGCCATGCGCGAGATCGGCGACCCGGCCGGCTACCGCCAACGCATTGAGCAGGAGCTGCGTGAGAAGCTGGAGGCCGAGTATGCCGCCAAGTACCAGCAGGTCACGCCGCCGGCTCCGCCACCCGCACCGCTCCCCGCTTTCCCAACGTCCCTGTCAACCGCCCGAGCCGCTGCGCCGCGCTCTCCAGCGCCGGCCTTCAGCGGCCCGCCCCCACTATCCGTGCTCGGCAATCCCGGCCTGAAGATGGGCTGAGCCGAGCACCTGACGGGATACCGCCATGGCTGACACGACAGTCGCCTCCGCTAATGCGGTCGCGCAATGGGACTCCGATTACTTTCTCGAATATATTCGCGGGAACAGGTTCAACCGTTACATGGGGACGGATGCAAATAGCATCATCCACCTCAATGAGACGCTGACCAACAAGCCGGGAACGCAGGTAACCATTCCGCTGATTACCCGGCTCAAGGGCCAGGGCGTCAGTGGAAACAGCGTCCTCGAAGGCCGCGAAGAGCAGCTTTCCAACTACGGCCACAAAATCACGACAAATGTCTTGAGAAACGGCGTCGTCATTGACTGGCTGGAGGAGCAGAAGAGCGAACTCGGCTTGCGCAACGCCGCGAAAGCAGCGTTGAAGATGTGGTCAATGGAAGACCTGCGCGGGGCCAACGGCAACGGTCGCGGCATCATCGACGCCTTCGGTTCGTTCCGCTCCGGCGACACGATCACGAGCTATGCCAACACCAGCGAGGCCACGAAGGACACCTATCTGGCGGCCAACAGCGACCGCTACCTGTTCGGCGCGGCCAAGTCCAACATTGCCAGCAACGACCACAGCGCGGCGCTGGCGAACGTCGACTCGACCAATGACAAGCTGATTTACCAGACCGTCAGTTTGGCGAAGCGGATCGCCAAGACCGCCGATCCTCATATCCGGCCGGTTCGGGTGAGCGAAGACGAGGAATGGTATGTGATGTTCGCGCCGTCGCTGGCGTTCAGAGATTTGAAAACCAGCTTGGCGACCATCAACCAAAACGCACAGGTCCGGGGCGACAACAACCCGCTCTTCAGGGACGGGGATCTGACCTATGACGGCGTGATCATCCGCGAAGTGCCGGAACTGCCGGTGGTGACCGGCGTGGGTGCGTCGAACATCGACGTGGCGGCGTCCTACCTGTGCGGCGCGCAGGCAATCGGCGTGGCTTGGGCACAGCGCCCGGTGTCGAAGACGCAGGAGACGGATTACGAGTTCCGCCACGGCGTGGCAATCCAGGAAATGCGCGGTGTTGAGAAGCTGATTTTCAACTCTAAGCAGCACGGAATTGTGACTCTGTGGACTGCTGCGGTTGGCGATTGAGGGGAGGCGTAGAAAATGGCAACGACCTATACTTCGAACTACGCCGCTAGCACTTACTTCGCGGCTGGGCACGGCTCCGGCAACGACGTCAAGTTCGCCACGGGCTCTTACGCCATCACGGCGGCGCTCGTCATCAACGACGTGTTCCAGATGGTCAAGGTGCCTGCTGGGGCAACCGTCTTCGATGTGCTGGTGGTGGTCCCCGACCTCGACAGCAACGGCACGCCGCTGGTGACGCTGGACGTCGGCTACGGCGGCGATCCGGACTACTGGGTGGCGGCCAGCACGGCGGGCCAAACCGGCGGGTTGTTCCGGGCCACAGCAGCGACCGGTGTGCCGCTGGCGTTCACCGCCGAGGATACCATCGACATCCTGGTGAAGGCCGCCCCGGCGACCAGTGCCACGACCGGAACGCTGTACCTGACGGCCTTCTACTCAATGCCGTAACCACGGAAACACGAAAGCACGGAAGCACGGAAACACGTAACCGTGCTTCCACTTTACGGAGGAAGAGAATGCCAAGCTACAAATGGACCGGATCGAACGAACAAGGGTACGTCACCCTGGGCGGCAAGCGGTTCGAGAAGGACCAGCCGGTTGAGGTCAGTGACGCGTCGCTCGGGGCCAAGCTCGACGGCAACGGCGAGTTTGAAAAGGTCAGCGGCGACAGCGGCCAGCCCGATGCCCCGCTGTGGAGCCCGCCGGGACCGACCGGCATCGGCACGGGGCCGGGCAGCGGCCCGGCGCAAACCACTAATGAAACCCTGGATATGAACCCGAACCCCGACGCCGGTAAGCCGACTGAGGAAGAACTCGCGGCGCAGCAGACGGCGGCTGACGTTGGCCCGGAGGAAGATGTCGCGTTGCCGGAAGGCACCGACGAAGGGCCGAAGCGGCGCGGCAAGGCTCCGAAGGCTGACCAAGCGTAATGACGACTTACACCCTGGCGCAACTGCGCAACCGGGTGCTGGGTAAGCTCGGTGTCCTGTCGGGCACCGAGACTGCCACAGCCGAAGACGCCGCCCTGGTCGAGCAGGTTGCCACCAACGTGCACGCCATGCTGGACCGTGAGGTTTACGTGACGTGGGTGCTCAGCGCGATCCCGGACACCGTATTTGAGCCGCTGACATACATCGTGGCTGCCCGCTGCGCTGACGACTTCGGCCTGCCCGATGCGCGCCGGGCCGAGCTGTGGACGCTGCATGGTGCCGCCCTGGGCGAGATCCGGACGCAGGTCCAGGCGGAAGAGAACAGCGCGCCGATCCGGGCGGAATTCTTCTGATGACCATCACTTTGACCCGCGAGCGGCACAACAGCGTCATGACGGCCGGCGACAGCGAAACCTGTGCAGCCACCGCCACCGACAGCGCCGGGACCGCAATCGACCTGAGCGGGGCCACCATCACCTACCAGCTCACCGATGGGGCGAGCGTGCTGGTTGAGAAGTCCCTGGGCGACGGCATCACCGTCACCGTGGCGGCGTCGGGAACGTTTTCCGTGGCGCTCGATCCGGCCGACACCACCGGCCTGGAGGCCGGCACCTACTGGCATTCCGCCTCGATCACCTCATCCGGCGGCGCCGTTACCACCGTCCTGCGCGGGCGCCTTCGCATCGCCCGGATCACCTCAGCCAGCGGCCGGACCACAGCCGGGACGGCTGCCGAAACCTGGGGCGAGATGGACTCACCCTGGGGGACTTTGTAAGTGGCTGACTGGTTTACTCTGCGGCCGAAGGACACCTTCGGCGATCTGCTCCACCTCGACAACAGCGGCGTCGGGGTCACCAGCAGTCTGAAACGGGTGGAGGACGGCCACGGCGGCGATACCTGCCTGCAACTGTCCAATGACACCCTCAGGGTGGACGGCAACGTCACCGTCACCGGCACCGTGACGGCGGCCGGCTACGGCGCCTCGTCCTTGTATGACGGCACCCTGATCACGGCAACCGGCTCGACAACCGCCGCGACGCTGGCAGCGCGCTTCGCCCGGCACTATTACATTGAGGATTTCGGCGGGGTCGGGGACGGCTCGACCGACAACACGGCAGCCTTCACGGCGGCGTTTGCGGCGCTCGGGGCTGACGGCGGCACGATCTGGCTGAGCCAGGGCGGTACGTATTATGTCGCAACCAGCTTCACGATCCCGGTTCGCTGCCAGCTCAGAGGCCACTTCATCAAACCGGGGTCGGGCGCCTCGCCGATCCTGGAGCCGTATTCAACACGCGGTTCCACCATCAAACTCAACCCGGCCGCCACGATCACGGTTGCCAGCCTGAGCGGGTTCGACGGGATCACTATCGTCAACTCAGCGCTCACCATCCCGTTCACTCAGGGTAACGCCGCGACGCAGGTTGCGGCCTTCAGCGGCACGGCGGTCAGCATCACGGGCAAGGATGTGACGCTCCGGAACTCGCTGATCCTGGGCTTTGCTAAGGCGGTGTTCAGTTTCGGCGCGCAGCGGTTCGTGATCGACAATGTCCTGGTGGACTGCACCGCCGGGTTCGACCTGACCGCGACCTACGACATTGGCCGTATCAGCAACTGCCATTGCTATCCCTACCTCACGGCCGAGAATGTCTGGTCCGCCGCTGACCCCACCATCATCACGCGCACGGGCATTGCGTACCGCATGGCCGACGTGGGCGATTGGAACAAGCTGACCAATTGTTTCAGCTATGGCTACGCCTGCGGCTATGAGATCGATACCGCCGACGATTGCCAGCTCGTGAGCTGCTCCGCCGACTACAACGCCGCGATTGCGTCCAGCTCGATAGGCTTCCGGATCAAGGGCACGGCCAAGAGGACGGCATTGATCGGCTGTCAGGCGGCGGCGCAGAACGACGGCATTTATATCGACACGACTGGCGGAGCAACAACGCGCGTCCTTGGCTGCTCGTTCTGGAGCAACGATCAGAGCGCTGTCAACGTCATCAACGGCAAGGCGCAAATCATTGGTTCGTCGTTCTCGGCATCACCCTACGGCATTCTGGCTGGGGTTGCGGCAGACGAACTGATCATCACCGGCAACTACTTCGAAACCTGCGCAACGTCTCCGATCAGCCTGCCAACTGCGGTCAGGGTAACGGCTCGAGTGCGCGACAACGTTTTCTCGGGCTGCACCGACACGGTCGGCGATACCAACGTGGCGATGCGCGGCATTGTCGGCACCACAGCCGCCCTGATTATCGACGGCGCGGCGTCCAACAACAAAATCATCGACTGGCAGACAGCCGGGGTTACGCGCTGGAAGTTGTACACCAACGGCACGGCGGAGAGCGGCAGCAACGTCGGCAGCGATTTTGCGATCAACCGCTACAACGACGCCGGAACCTTCCAGAACACGCCGTTCCTGCTCGAGCGGTCAACCGGAAACCTCGGCATCAACGGGTCGTCGTTTGGCTCCGGCGTCAAGGTGCTGTTCATCGGCAACGGCACGGCGCCAAGTGGCAGCCCGACAGCCGGGGGTATTCTGTACGTCGAGAGCGGTAATTTACGCTTCAAGGGCTCAAGTGGTACAGTGACTACGATTGCCCTAGCGTGAGAACTGTCATGTCCCCAAAAAGCCGGATCGCTTCAAGTATCGAGGAAGCATATGCCCTGTATCAGAGCGGGGCTTCTCTCGTTGAAGTTGGTGATAAATACGGATTATGCATGGGAGCGGTGCGCAGACAGTTCATCCGCCATGGTCTTGTTTTGCGCACCAAGCAGGAACAGCAGGCATTGCCCCATGTGAAAGAAGCAAACCGCGCCGGTCACGTCGGGCGCAGGCCATCAACGGCGACCGAATTCAAACCCGGCCTGGTCCCTCATAATCATTCGGGCGTCAGCACAGATCTGGTTGTTGAACTTTACAGGGCCGGGAAGACTGCCGCGGCTATCGGCGCCGAGGTGGGGCTGAGCAAGCCGGTGGTGCTCAAGCGGCTGGAAGCTGCAGGGGTGGAACGGCGCTCGTCGGTTGAGATGCTGCGGGCGCGCAATGCTGACGGCCATCGCGAAAACCGTCCGAACTGGAAGGGCGGCATTACCTGTCTGCAAACGGTCTTGCGCAACAGCGCGGAATACGACCAATGGCGCGCGGCCGTGATAGAACGGGATGATTACACCTGTCAAGTCACCGGCCAGCGGGGCGGGCGTCTTCAGGTCCATCATCTCGGCGTGTCCTTCTCGACACTGCTGCGGCGGGCCGTGAAGGATTTGGGGATTGCCGAGGTTGTTCCGGAACATTATCCCGCGATCCTCAAAGCGGTGATGGCCGGGCACACTCCGGCTATGGGCGTCACTTTGACCAGACAGGCTCATAAGGACGTTCACGCGGGTCTGATCTTTATTCCCGGCGACATCAAGCGGCGGCAGAGGCGGGGCACAAATCGTAACCGCTGGGCTGAAGCGAAGAAAGCCGGGACCGTGACCACCATCGGCCCGGCTTGAGGAGCGTCTCCGCATGACCGACGACGCCCACTACCTCATCCCGGCCGCCATGTTGCACGGGCTGCTGGCCTACCTCGGCCGCCGGCCCTACGGCGAGGTGGCGCAGGCCATGCGGGCGCTGGAGGCGCTGCAACTGGCTCCCGGTTCCGCCTCGGACCCCGATCAAGCCTCCCCGCCCGAGGAGGTGCCCTGATGGATCTCCAGATAGGCAAGATGTCCTACCGGCTGCGCAGCCTGCCGGCCAGCGCGCAGAGAGTTGTCAATTTATTCGCGGAGCAGGAGCCGGCCGACGCGCGCGCGCCGATCATCCTCAAGTCCACCGCCGGGCTGCGGTCCTGGGCGACGGTCGGCGACGGGCCGATCCGCGGCATGATCGTGATGAGCGACACGCTATACGTCGTCTCCGGCCAAGCGGTCTACAGCGTCACCGCCAGCGGCGTGGCAACCAGCCTGGGCGCGATCCCCGGAGCAGATCCGGTGACGCTGGCGACCAACGGGACGCAGATCATCGTTGTCACCAACCCCAACGCCTACATCGTCACATCCGCAAGCGTGGCGAGCCTGTCCGACACCGACTTTCCCGGCGCCGGGTCGGTCGATTACCTCGACGGCTACGGCATTTTTAATGAACCCAACAGCGGGAAATTCTATGTCACGTCGCTGCTCGATTTCAGCAGCGTCGATGCTCTGGACTTCGCCAGCGCCGAGAGCAGCCCGGACAACATCGTCCGCGTGCTGGTCGATCACCGCGAACTGTGGCTGTTCGGCAGCCATTCGGTGGAAATCTGGGTCAACACGGGCGCCAGTCCGTTCCCCTTCGAGCGGCAACCGGGCAGCATCATGGAGATTGGCTGTCTGGCGCCGCTGTCCTGCTGCAAATTGGACAACACGGTCATGTGGCTGGCCGACGATGGGATCGTCTACCGGGCGCAGGGCTACGCGCCGAGCCGCATTTCCACGCATGCCATCGAGGAGGCGATAGCCGACGCTGATCCGACCGACGCGGCGGCGGCTCGGGCATCGGCGTTCACGCAGGACGGACACGCCTTCTATTGCCTGTCGATCCCGAATACGGGAACGTTCGTCTATGACGCGGCGACCCAGCTCTGGCACGAGCGCGGCTCCTGGAACCGCACGACATGGCGGGCCGGCTGCGTCGTGCGCTGCTACGGCATGCTGCTGGGCGGCGACGACACCACGGGTGCTGTCTACGAGCTGGACCCGCAGACCTATACCGAGGGCGGTGATCCGCATATCCGCCTGATCGACAGCCCGCCGATCCATGCCAGAGGCGCCTGGGCATTCCAGAGCCGGCTGGAAGTGCTGATGGAGACTGGCGTCGGGACAAGTACCGGACAGGGCAGCGCACCGCTCGCCATGCTCCAGGTGTCCGATGACGGCGGGCGCACCTATGGCAATGAGCGGACCTGCACCATCGGCGCTATCGGCAGCTTCCAGGCGCGGGCGAAGTGGGATCGCCTGGGCCGGTTCCGCGAGCGCGTCCTGCGTGTCAGCGTCAGCGATCCGGTGCCGGTCACGATCTTTGGCGCCACCGCTGAAATCGTCGGCGGAACGCTGTGAGCACCATCCTGATCCCGCCGCCGAGGGTGCCGCTGACGGATGGCCGGGGCAGCGTCACGCTCGCGTGGTACCAGTTCTTCGCGCAGTTCGGCCAGCAGATGCAAGACGCCGTCGATACCGGCGCCGCGACATCGGCAAGCCTGGGCACACAAGTCGCAGCCCTTCAGGCGGCCGACGATGATCTGTTCATTGATGACGCCATGACGCCGGATCGCGGCAGTGAGGTTGCTGCCCTAACGGGCCGCGTCCGGGGCCTGGAAACCGACATATCATCTATGCCCGACCGGGGCAGCGAGATCCAGACGCTGGCGGCCCGGCTGACGGCGCTGGAAACCGACGTTGCCACGATCCCCGACCGGGCCGCCGAGCTGGAGGCGATCCGTCGGCGGGTGCGGGATCTGGAAATCGACATCGCGACGAGAGGATTTTAAGCCATGGCGAGAGTTGCAAAGCGACTGATCGCGGGCTCGCAGCTCACGACATCGGCCGCGACCTATTACACAGCACCCGCGTTGACGCAGTGCATCATTCGCAAGCTGACATTCGTGAACACCACGGGCGGCGCCGTGACGGTGACAGCGCACCTGATCACGTCGGGCGGCAGTGCATCGGCCAGCAACACCATTGCCAGCGCCAAGAGTCTGGCCGGCGGCGAGGCGTGGAGCAGTCCCGATGCCGAGGGGCAGGTGCTGGAGGCCGGCGGTTTTATCCAGGCGCTGGCGTCGGCGGGCACCTCGATCACCGTCATTGGTTCGGGGATCGAAATTACGTGACCGAAGATCAGGCAAGGCAAAAATGGTGCCCGTTCTCGGTGGTTCGGGACAAGGACGCCGGCACCGCGACCAATCGATTTACCGGCCGCGACGACCAATGCCGCTGCATTGCGACGGGCTGCATGGCATGGAGGGGCACGGCGCAGAGCGGGCGCTGTGGGCTGGCTTCAGACAAGGATGCTCCGTGAGACACTTCCAACACTTGGCCAGCGGCCTGGACGTGCAGCCGCTCCTGCATGCGATCCAGCGGCAGCCGGACATCTGGAACGGGCACAAGTTCCGCCGGACCTACGAGCGCACGCCGCACGGCGCCGTCGATGACATCTGGCTGCGCTACAGCCCGGATGCGGCCGGTTTTGACGAGGTGCTGCAGGACACGGCGCCGATCTGGCACCCGGAGGCGCAGGCGCTGCCGCAGGCCCGCCCGCTGGTTTTGTCTGTCATGGGCTACCTGGGCGCCTATTCGCTGGAACGGCTACTGGTGACGCGGCTGGCGCCTGGCAGGAGCATCCTGCCGCATGCCGATACTGACGGCGCTTACGGCAACATGCCGGACATCGCGCGTTACCATGTGGTGCTGCAAGGTCTGCCGGGCTCGCTGTTCCATTGCGGCGAAGAAACCGTGCAGATGCAGACCGGCGAGCTGTGGTGGTTCAATGCCTACACGAGTCACGCGGTCGACAATCGATCCGCCGACGACCGGATACACATGCTAGTGGATTGCCGCATTTGGACATGATCGCGATTGCCGCTGAGCCGTGGGAAGACTGCCGCGACGAGGTCATGGCCTACTGGCCGGCGCACTGGGAAGAGGTCGCGCTCGATAAGGACCGGGTGCCGCTCGATCCCAACGTCGCGGACTATGACGCCAAGGCGCTCGCCGGATCGCTCCACGTCGTCACCGTCCGGCGGGCCGGCGAGCTGGTCGGCTACCACATCACCATCGTCAGCCCGCATCTGCATTACCGCTCGACGCTGTGTGGCTTCGTCGACGTGTACTGGCTGCGGCCGGACTGCCGGCAGGGCTGGACTGGCGTCAACCTGTTCCGCGAAGTCGAGCGCTCACTGACGGCGCGCGGCGTGGTTAAGGTCTACTCCGGCACGAAGAGGCATCTGGACGCCGGCGCGATCTTCGAACACCTCGGCTGGACCGAGGCCGAGCGGCTGTATTCGAAAACACTGGTGAGGGACTGAAACCATGGTCGCAGCAGCAATTGCGGCATCGGCTGTTGTCGGCGCCGGGGCGAGTATCGCGGCCAGTAAATCGGCCAGCAGCGCCGCCAAGAAAAGCGCGCAGGTTGCGTCAGATACCGCCGCAAGTGACCGCGAGCTGCAATGGGACATGTATAACCAGCAGCGCGAGGATTTTGATAAATACTACGGCAAAGGCCGCGACGACCTCGGCGCCGGCTACAATCTCGCGACCGGCACGCTTCAGCCCTATACGCAGTACGGCGGGGCCGCCACTGGCCGGCTGGCGGCGCTGTCGGGACTCAACGGCGGCAATGAGCAGGCGTTCGCGCTGGCGCAAGATCCGGGATATCAATTCCGCATGAACCAGGGCGTTACCGCGCTCGACCGCTCGGCGGCGAGCCGGGGCCTGCTGCTGAGCGGTGGGCAGACCAAGGCGCTCAACGATTACGGCCAGGGCATGGCGTCGAGCGAACTGGGCAATGCCTACAACCGGGTGGCCGGCATCGCCGACGCGGCGCGCGGGGCGGCGGGCAATCTCGCGACGCTCCAGAGCGGGCGCGGCACGGCGCTGGCTAATCTGGCGACCGGGCAGGCGACGCAGAACGCCGGCCTGATGACGAACACGACCAACGCCTTGACGAATATCAACCAGAACGCCGCGCAACAGCAGATCGCGGCACAGCAGGCCATCGGGCAGGCCAGGGGCAGCGCCTACACCGGCGCGGCAAATGCGGTGAACAGCGGCGTGTCCAATGGGCTGTTCTACTACGGGCTGAAGAACGGGATGTTCGGCAATATGTCCGGGGCGGGGGGCCAGCAGTGAGCAACAGCATTCAGTACCTCGACCTGCCCGGCATCTTCGGCGCCATCCAACAAATCCAGGGCGGCCAGCAGCGGAACCGGCTGCTCGACCTCCAGATGCAGGAGGCGCAGCGCAAGTTGGAACTGGAGAAGACGCAGGGCACAACGCTCTCGACGCTGTTCGGCGGGGCCGATCCCGCGACCGGCATCAACTGGAGCGGCGGACGGCCCGGTTTGACGCCGACCGAGCAAAACAACATGATCGCGAGCGCCTTTCCCAAGGAATTTGCCGAAGCGAAAATCAAGCAGCTCTATCCAACGCCGGAAAAGCCCTTCGCGGTCGGCAACAATGTCTACGACCCGCAAGCCAAGACCTTCACGCAGGGACCGTCGAATTTCAGCGTGGCGCCGCTGCCGGGGCAGGCTGCGCCGGGCGACTCTCTGAGGACGGCGGCGCCGCCGCCGCAGCCAGGACCGGGACCGACGCCGCAGCGGCCAACCATCGCGACCGGGCCGGGGAAAACCGTCGAGGGCGAGGTCTCGGACCAAGCGGAGCTTGGCCGACTGCCGGCGATCTACGCGCCGCATATCGCGGATGCGGCGGCGGTCTATGGCGTCGATGCCACGGTGCTGGGCAATATGCTGCTGACGGAAACCGCGCCCGGCGGCAAGATGACCAGCCCGAAGGGCGCGCGCGGCGTCGGCCAGTTCATGCCGGGGACGGCACAGCAGTACAAGGTCGATGTCAACGATCCCAAGTCGTCGATCGATGGCATGGGCAAGATGATGCAGTCCCTGCTCAAGAAATACGGCGGCGATTACCGGCTGGCGGTCGGCGCCTACAACTGGGGTGAAGGCAACGTCGACCAGTGGCTCAAGGATGGCGGCGACCCGGCCAAGGTGCCCAAAGAGACGATGGACTATGTCCGGAAGACGGTCGGGTTGCAGACGGCCGGGCCGAATGACCAGACCGGGTTCGATCATCCCGGCACCGCGAAGCCGGGCAATTCGCCGGGGCAGCAGCCCTCGGATCGGCCCATCGGGCCGACCGATACCGCGCCGCAGTATCCGGCGGGCGCGGTGGGGTTCCTGCGCGACGACAAGAACGGCCAGTATGTCCAGGGCGGCAAGGCCGGCTACGGTGTGCTGGTCGACAAGGACGGCAAGCCGATCGGAACGGCGCCGCTGCCGGGGCAGGAAAAGGGCGAGGGCGGTGCGTTCGCCGGCAATGCCGCCGAGATCCAGGGCGTCAACGAGATGATCCGGGCCGGTCTGATCACCAGGGAGCAGGGTGCGCAATGGCTGGCCGGCAAGGGCGTCACCGGCCCGAACGGCTCGTACGATTTCATCACGCCGCGCGTTCTGCCGGGCGGTGGACTCGCTGCGGGCTCGGCAGCGTCTCCGGCCGCCACAGGCACGGCCGCGACGCCGGGCGTGACCAATGCAAGACCCGGCGTCCAGACGCCGAACAATGAGCAAACGCTGTCGCACGGCTACGCCAACCGCATGAGCGCATCGAATGGCATCTTCGATCAGCTCGACGCCAAGGGCTGGAAAGGGCCGGGCTTCCTGGAGCGGAACGTCGGCAACCTGCCCGGCGGCAATTACGCCATGTCGGCCGAGTACCAGCAGTTCGATCAGGCGCAGCGCGACTTCATCAACGCCCAGCTCCGCCGGGAGTCTGGCGCGTCAATCTCGCCGGCCGAGTTTGAAAACGCCAACAAGCAATATTTCCCGCAGCCGGGCGATGGCCCCGAGGTGCTGGCGCAGAAGCGGGCGGCGCGCGAGCGGGCGGTCAGCAACATGCGCGAGGCCAGCGGGCCGCTCAACAAGCCGGAGGATGGCAAAGACAAGAAGCCCGATCCGCTGGGTATCCGCTGATGCCGACGCTGGCGGAAGTGCGGGCGCAGTACCCGCAGTACAGCGACATGTCCGACGCCGATCTGGCCGGAGCGCTGCACAGCAAGTTCTATAGCGACATGCCGCGCGAACAGTTCGATGCGAAGATCGGTTTCAAGTCCATCGACCGGAAGACCGGGGCGCCGGTCGGCGTCCGCGCGGCGGTCGGGGCGGCGGAGACCGACAAAGACCGGCTGGCGACGATCCGGCAGACCTATCCCGACGCGCAGCCCTATGAGAACGGTAATTTCGTCTACACAGACCCGCGCACCGGGCGGCCGACGCTCTACAATGAAGAAAACCCGCGCGTGCTCGGCATCCCGATCCCGACCATGGGCGACGTGATTTCGGTCGGGCCGGAGATATCCGAGATGCTCGGCGGCACGGCGGGCGGGCTGATAGCTTCTCCGACTGGCCCTGTTGGCACGGCTGCCGGCGTCGGCCTGGGCGCAGCGGCGGGGCGCGAGACTTACGGCCAACTGTCCCATTACCTGCTCGGCACTCAAGACACGCGCAGCCTGCCCGAACACGCCGCCGACACTGCGGTTACGGCGGGCGTCAATGCGGTGGCTCCGGCGGCGGCGGACACGCTGATCAATGCCGGCAAGGCGGTGCTCGGGCCGGTCAAGACAGACGTGGTGCAGGCGTTCAACCGGCTCGGCATCAAGCCGATGGCGGGCGCGATCACCGGGAACCGCAGCGTTCAGACCGCCGAGCAGGGGTTGTCGAATACGCTCGGCGGCGCCGCTCCCATTGACGAGGCGGTCAAGGATACGGTCGGGCAGACCGACGCGGCGGCGCAGAAGATCGCGCAGCAGTTCTCGCCGGGCGGCGTGCAGACCGTCGAGGAAGTCGGCGGCACCGTGCGGCAGGGTGCCAAGGATGCCGCCGAGCGCTTCGAGCAGCGGGCGGAAACGCTCTATCAGCGCGTCGGACAACTGATCAGCCCCAGCACACCGGCAGCCATCCCGAGCGCCTCGGCGCTGAAGGCAGACTTGCAGGCGCAAGTCGCTAAGGCGCCCGAAAGCCTGGGGCCGGTGCTCAACCCGATCATCGAGCGGATAGGCAGGTTGGAGACGGATGCCGCAGCCGGGATGCCGTTCGATGCGCTGCGACAGGTCCGGAGCACCATCGGGCGCGAGCTGGCCGACCCGGTGCTTGTGGGCGGTACCGGCGCGCAGAAGGACGCGCTGCGGGCGCTGTACGGCAAGCTGACGGAAGACATGTTTGCCACGGCGCGGGCCGCCGGACCCGACGCCGAGCGGGCGCTGACGGTGGCGGATCGCTACTTCCGTTTCAATATGGGCCAGAACATACCGACGCTGGAGAAGATCACCAAGGCCGGGACGGATGGCGAGGTGCTAGCGCTGGCGCTGCGCGGATCGGAACGCGGCGGCCAGCAGATCATGAAGACCCGGCGCAACCTCCAGCCCGAGGAATGGGACGCCGTCGCCGGCACCGTGCTGGGGCGTCTGGGCCGCGCCACGCCGGGCCAGCAGGGCGCGTCTGAGCTGGGCCAGGAGGCGGCTGACTTCAGCATCAACACCTTCCTGACCAACTGGTCGAAGCTGTCCGTCGAGGCCAAGCAGGCGCTATTCGGCGGCACGCGGTACAAGGATCTGGCCGGGCCGCTCAACGATCTGGTCAAGGTGATCGGCGCGCTGAAGGACACCGCCAAGCTGGCGAACACCAGCGGCACGGCGCGCAGCATGGGCGTACAGGGCGCGATCAATTCGGCGGGAACGGTGGGCGGCGCCACGATCGGAGCGCTCTCCGGCGGCGACGTGGAGAGCGCGGGGAAAGGCAGCGCAATCGGGCTTCTCTTTTCGACCGTGGGCGCCCGTCAGGCGGCCAAGCTGATCACCAGCCCGGCATTCGTCAACTGGCTCGCCCGCACCGCGCGCTCGACGCAGTCCAATCCGGCATCGCTTACGAGCGCGCTGGCGCGGCTGCCCGGCATTGCCAACGTCGAGCCGGGGCTGCGCGACGCCATCGAGCAGTACATGAACAGTGTCGGCGCTACGCAATCCAGCCCGCCGCCTTCGCGATGAAGATGCCGACGCCGATGCCCGCGGCTTGGCCAAGGCAGCGCACTGCGCGGCAAAGCAAGGATGGAGGGCGGTTCTTCGGAGCCGCCCTTCTTATTTAGGGGATAAGAAATGACGCGCTTCACGATGCCGCTTGAGACAGTGTCAGACGCCAGCGGCAATCCTGGGAACGGCTGGAAACTTGCGTTTTACGTGAGCGGCACGACCACGCCGGCGACGACCTATTCCAACGCGGCGTTGAGCACACCCAATTCCAACCCTGTGATAGCGAACGCCAATGGGCGCTTTTCCGACATCTTCCTGACCCCCAGCGTCTCTTACAAAGTGATATTACTGAATGCTTCGGACGTCGTTCAGTGGACGGCCGACCCGATCAGCAGCACCGCTCTGGCAACCGCGGATCTTGCCGGGCTGGTCAAGGCGTCGAGCCTGTCGAGCAACGGCGCCGACCTCCAGGCGATCATGGACAAGCTGGCGGGCACCGTAAACGCCGCCAGCATCAGCAATACGGTCAGCGACCAGCAGGCGATTACCGACAAGCTCGACTTCCTGCAAACCGGCACGGGCGCCGTGACCCGCTCGCTGGGAGCAAAGCTGCGCGATGTGGTGAGCATCAAGGACTTCGGCGCGGCGTGCGACGGCACCACCGACGACACGGCGGCCTGGAATGCGGCGCTGGCGACCGGCCGCGACATCTCCTTCCCGGCATCGCAGTCGCGCATCACCGGCAAGCTCTCGTACTCGTCGACCTGGGGCCAGAGGATCATCGGAGACGGCAATTACACCAGCATCTTCGTGATCGATAGCGGCTTCAATTTGGCGGCGACGGCAGTTATCCAGTTCGGCGGCACCGGGCAGCAACTGGTCGGCATTGGCGTCAGTTGCGCCCAGACCTCGACTGCGGTGCGGGGGAACCTCCGGCAGTACCCGTGGATCGTCCGCTCGAATGCCCACCCCTCGACGACGATCCGCGACGTCTGGATCAACGCAAGCTGGAACGGCATCCTGCTGGAAGGCAACTGCGGCCAGTCAATGCTCGAACACATCCGGATCGGGGGCTTTAACATCGACATTTATATTGATGGCGCGCTCGATACCGTGCGGTTGGATCACTACCATTCCTGGCCGTTCGATTTTCCGGGCGACGCCAACCTGATGAGCGTCTACGAGGACGGCACGCGGGTCGCGCTGACGGTCGGGCGCTGCGACGACCTATGCGCCGGCTCGATCCTGAGTTACCACGGCAAGGTGCAATTCGGCGACCTGGGCAACGGCGTGCCGTTCGGCACCATCGCGCGGCTGGGCCTGGACGGCAAGACGGCCAGGATCGAGATGAGTGGCGGCCGGGTCACCCTCGCCAGCGCCTATGGGAGTGGCGGCGACCTGGTTGATTACAAGATCCAGGTGTCCGGCAACTCGGCGCTGACCATCGCGGCCTTCTGGACGCTCGTGATCGGCCCGACGACGCCTGACTCGTGGGTTTCCGTGATCGGAGCGCAGGCGCACCTGGCAATTGGCGAGTGGTGGTGCGAGTTCCAGGGCGACGCCCGGATCGCCACGGTCGACACCAGCGGCTACCTGACGATTTTGGGCGGGACCTTCGTGCAGCTCGACGCCACGGCCAGGACCCAGCCGGTTATCCACCAGATTAGCGGCCGGCTGGCGATGACCGGCTGTCGGCTGGTGGCGCTGGGCGGCGGCACCGGCAACTTCGTCTTCATCACTGTCGATGACAAGCACGTTGTGACGGGCAACGACTTCGGCGGCTTCGGCTTGGCCGCGCCGGGCGACAACACGCTCGGCTGCTACGGGCCAAATACCGGCCTGCCGGCGGCATCGGCCGGCGCCATCGATTATAGTTACATCAAGCGGCGGCACTTCACCGGCTCGCTGTCGGGCGGCGGGGCGGCGACCATCGCGCACGCTGTGACCAACCTGCATACCCGCATGGTCGATATCATCGCCGTCTATGTCGGCGGCAGCGGCGAGCGCATTCCGATGACGGTCGCGAGCGTGGACAGCACCAACATCACGCTGTCGGGCGGTGGCGCCGCGGCGGTCTACCATGTCTGGGTCAGCCACGGTTAGGGCAACGCTGCTGGCGCTGGTCCTGCTGGCCGGCTGCGCCGTCGAGGGGAGGGTCGTGGAGATGCCGCAGAG